ACTGCTGTATCAACCGACACCATAGACCTAAAAATTGCTAGGGATATGGGCGAAGGTCACAATCTCTTCATGAACTTTGCTGTGACAACTGCGATGGTAGGCGGCACAAGCATTAAATTTGAAGTGATTTCATCTGCTAACGCAAACTTATCAAGCCCAACTGTTATTGGTAGCACTGATGCTGTCGTAACAGCTGACCTTACGCTTGGTAAGAATGTTGCAGTAGCCATCAACCCACAAATCGCTAGCAATGGTGAGCGTTATCTGGGTGCACGATACACTGTATCAGGCACATACTCAGCTGGCACAATCACTAGTGACATTGTGGAAACAGTACAAGATGGACAGAAGTATTATGCTTCTGGCTTTACTGTATAAGTAAGAGGGAGTGACTAATGCCAATGTATAAAGCCACAATCAAATGTTTCGTAGGCAATACGCTTAGAGAAGCAGGCGAGGAGTTTGAATATAACGGTGAGCCTTTCGCGCACATTGAACAACTAGGCAAAGCTAAAACTGCACCAGCTCCCGAGGTTACTGCAGAAGATGATGAGCCTAAAAAGAAATGGACGCCGAAGGTAAAACGTAATTCAGCCAAAGGCCAAGATAAATAGGCAACGGTCTTCTAGTATTACTATTTTAACAGAGGGGGCCAGTGGATCTTCCATTGACCCCCTTATTTAGATAGGAGGCCGCTATGGCAACAGAAGTTGACATCTGCAATCTTGCCCTGGCGCACCTGGGTGATGATGCAACGATAGCAACGCTGTCCCCACCAGAGGGTTCAGCGCAGGCACAGAATGCGTCAAGATTTTATCCGATAGCTCGAGACACGTTATTAGATATGCACGCCTGGGATTTTGCAACAAAACGTGGGAACTTGGCTTCATCGACAAACACAAACAATCAATGGGAATATGCATACATTGCACCCAGCGATATGATGTCTGCAGTAGCAGTGATCTCACCATCAGCACAAAATGATTACGCTACTAGAATGTCAGCTGGTGATACACCGGGCGGCATAACATCTAACTATGCGCCAACCATTTCAGCTGGCCAGTATACACCGCAGCAATTTGTATTAGAGATAGACAATAGCGGTAATCAGTTAATTTATTCTAACCAAAAAAATGCCATGTTGCGTTACCAGGCATATGTAAACGACACCACTAAATTTTCTTCATTGTTCACAATGACACTTTCATGGCATCTAGCATCGATGTTAGCCGGGCCTGTAATTAAAGGTGACCAGGGCACTGCAGAGGCAAAGCGATGCACATCTATGATGCAAGGATATATGCAGCAAGCAAAGAAATCAGACAACGCACACAGGCAAATTAGCGTAGAACATATCGTCCCTTGGACATCCGGGAGATAACCAATGCCAAATACCCGTACATTTAACAGGGCATTCTCAGGCGGTGAGATCTCGCCAGAAATGTTCGGACGTATTGATGATGCCAAGTATCAACAGGGCGCGGCAAGGATGCGTAACTTTATAGCCAAGCCACAAGGCCCGGCAGAAAACCGTCCAGGCTTTGCATATGTTAATGAGGTTAAAGACAGCACAAAGTCTGTAAGGTTGTTATCGTTTACATTTAACACCACACAAACAATGGTCATCGAGCTTGGTGACCAGTACATGAGGTTTCACACACAAGGGTCAACATTACAATATGCAGATGGCGCTGCCTGGAGTGGCAGTACAGCCTACGATGTAGGTGACATAGCAAAAGTAGGTGGCGTAAATTATTACTGCACTGCAGACAATACAAACAACACACCACCAAATGCATCTTACTGGTATGCATTACCTACAGATTACACATACGAGATACCATCGCCGTATCTAGAAGCAGAGCTGTTTGATGTGCATTACGTGCAGTCAGCTGATGTGATGACACTGGTGCACCCTAATCATGCTCCAAAAGAATTAAGAAGGCTTGGCGCTTCTCAGTGGCAAGTAACCAATATTGATTTTGGCAGCCCTATTGGCAGGCCAGGTGGCGTCAGTGTAGCGCGATATATACCATCATCAGAAAGCGTAAACAGTGACACATATGAAACGCACCGGTATTGCGTAACAGCTATTGCAGCTAACCTGGTTGACGAAAGCGCTAAATCTAATACTGCATCAAGAACAAATAACATTTTTGTGTCGGGTGCTAAAAATACTATTTCATGGAACTCAGTAACCAATGCAGTTAGATATCGAGTTTATAAAGATGTCGGCGGCATATTTGGTTTCATTGGTGAGACAACAGGAAACAGCATCGAAGACGTTAATATATCCCCAGACTTTTCTAGAACACCACCAATCTATGAAAATGATTTTGTTGGGACAGGCAACTATCCGGGCGCTGTATCCTATTTTGAGCAGCGTAGAGTTTTTGCCGGCACTAATAATGCTCCACAAAGTATTTGGATGACTAAATCAGGTACTGAAAGCAATATGTCATACGGCTTACCAATACGTGATGATGATCGTATTGAGTTTAGAGTTGCTGCCCGTGAAGCAAATACAATTAGACACATCGTGCCGCTGACCCAGTTATTGTTAATGACAGGATCTGCAGAATGGCGCGTGCAATCAGTTAACAGTGATGCAATCACACCAACATCAATATCTGTTAAACCACAGTCTTACGTAGGTGCATCAAACGCTCAACCAGTGATCGTTAATAATAGTATGGTTTATGCCGCATCCCGTGGTGGTCATATAAGAGAGCTGGGATACAACTGGCAGGCCAATGGTTTTATCACCGGAGATCTGTCACTGCGTGCATCACATCTATTCGATAACTACAGAATAATAGATATGGCCTTGGCTAAAGCACCAACACCAATTGTTTGGATGGTCAATACACAAGGCAGATTGCTGGGCCTTACATACGTCCCAGAACAGACTGTAGGCGCATGGCACTGGCATGACACAGATGGCAAGTTTGAAAGCGTTGCGACAGTCTCTGAGGGCGATGATGATGTTGTTTATTGTGTAATTAAAAGAACAATAGGCGGCGTTGAAAAAAGATATATTGAACGAATGGGAACCAGATTATTTAAAACCCAGCGTGATAGTTTCTTTGTCGATGCAGGGGCCACTTATAACGGCATCAATACAAACACTGCCCGAAACGTAACGGTAAATGGCGCTAGTTATTCAAAAGGTGACACGCTAACAGCTACAACAAATTATAATTTATTTAATGCACCACCAAGTTTATCAGATATTGGCGATGCGATTATCCTGGTTGATGGTGATCAATATTATAGATGCACCATTATCAGCACTGTAAGCGCCACACAGGCCAATGTGCAGATAGATAGAGATATACCAGCAAACTTACAGAACACCGCCACAACAGGCTTTGAGGTGGCAAGAAACACTATTTCTGGTTTGAATTGGCTAGAAGGTAAAACAGTTAGCATTCTTGAGAACGGTGCGGTGCATCCGCAAAGAGTGGTAACAGGCGGATCTATAACATTAGACCGGGCATCAAGTGTCGTTCATGTTGGCCTGGAATATAACAGTGATGTACAGACGTTGCCTTTAGCTCTACAGACAGAGGCGTTTGGACAGGGCCGTGTAAAGAACTTAAACCATGCATGGCTGCGTGTTTTAGAGAGCTCTGGTATCTTTGCCGGGCCAAATGATCAGAACCTGGTAGAAGCTAAACAGCGTACTACAGAGCCCTATGGAACGCCGCCTAACCTTAAAACACAAGACGTTAAGATAATGCTCACACCGACATGGGCAGACAATGGACAAATATTTATTAGGCAAACAGATCCTCTTCCGCTTACTGTAATAGGTGTGACGCTTGAAGTTTCTATAGGTGGATAGTGTGCCCGTAACTGGGTAGATTGTCTGTACTGTCAGAATAATTAAAAATTTAGAAGAGGTGTTGACCTAATGTCTACGGCAAATCCATTTGGCTTCAGTCAAAGTACAATAGACAGCTTTGCAGAGATGGGGCCAATCCTACAAGTTGGTGGTGCAATCAATTCTATTTTTGGTGGGTACTACGCTGATGAAGCAAAAAAGTACCAGTTAAAAAGCCAGGCGCTTAGTCTAGAGCACAAGCGAGACATGGCAAAAATTACTGGCCGGATGCAAGAAAAACAAGCTCAACAGATCTACCGGGCATACAATAAACAAATTCAAATACAGACACTCAAAGCAGGCGCAGCTAAATCAACTGCCAAAACATCGATGCGTGCAAGGGGCATAGATATCAGTGTAGGCAGTACAGCAAATGCTTTTGCTAGCTCTGAGATTATGAAAGAAATTGATCTGTTAACAATGAATAGTAACAAAGTTAAGGCAGCAAACGATATGCGTCTGCGTGGCGTTAACACTACAATAGCTAGCGATATGCTTGGGATGTCTGCAAGGAACACATTTGCTAGCGCTAAATCAATCGACAGTTTTTTAAATATGTCAACGACACTGCTTACAGGGGCTGGCAATATGATGCGCGGATATTATCAAGATACGCAATCAGCTCAACTGTACTCTCAACTGGCCAACAATCCAGCAGCTAGCGGTAGTCCTTCAACCGTGAAACTAAAATAAGGATTATATGATGGCTAGAGTACCGTTACAGGAAACACCCACAGTAGGCGTAGAGGTTGGATCAGCAGCAGGGTTCCAAGGACAAGGTGTTACGCCGGTACAAAACTATCAGGCAATATCCCAGCAAAAGTTTGGTGCGGCTCTACAAAAAGAAGGCAAGCAATTAAGCATTATTTCTAGACAGCTACAAGATGAGCTGGATGATGCAAAAGCAAAACAATTATACAATGAGTTTGCAACCGAGCTCGAGGGCGTTCAGCTAGACTATCTATCTACAAGAGGGCCAGGCGCTGTTATGTCGGTGGGTAAAGATCCCGAGACAGGCGCTACCATATCTGTTTTTGACCAGACAATAAACGATTTAGAAGGCAAGCTAGGTTCATATTTAGACCGAGCTGATAACGACAAACAGAAGTATATGCTTCAATCAATGTCGGCCAGCTCTATTCGTTCCGCATCAAGCACAATGGCCAGGCATTCTATTGTCGAGCAGCGCAAGTATGCTGATGCTGAAAAGAAAGCCCATGTAAACGTGTTAGCAAAAAATGCTGGCATGGCCTATCAAGATTGGACAGACCCTACTGGTCAATACACAATTAATACAGCAGCAGCTATAAAAGCTGCATCTGATTATGCAGATGAGCAGGGCTGGGAAAAACAAGATCCAAATATTGAAGGATCAAAAGACAGCTGGCAGCGTAAACAATTAATGGCGAGTACGTTTGACACTATCCATGAAGGCGCACTAGGCGCGATGGTTGCTGATGAAGACTATTTTAAAGCTATGGCATATCTGCAAACTAATATGCAGCAAGGCACGATAGGCAGCGAGGTATCTAATAGATATATTGGAACCATCAGAACAGGCTATGAAAAGCAAGCTGGCACAGATATAGGAAAATCAATTGTAAATTTCTCAGGTAATCCAAACAGTTTTATATATGAAGACCAGGCTAAGTTTTTACAAACATTGCCTAGTGGATACCTTGCCAATGATGGTGCTGGTGGCCCGGTTAGATTTGGGCTGCACATGAATGATGGTATTCCTGTCATGGATCTGAACCAGGAAGATGCATTAGAACAACTGCAGATTATGCAAAACGCATCTGACTATATGAGTGTAGTACCGGAGCACCGGGCTATGCATTTATACCTTATAAGCAAATTAGGCGTGAATGCTGCAGATAAA